AAAAAGCATTACTGCTATCGTGTTCCAGAATTCAGCAAAAGATCTACACACATACGAAACAATATTCCAAAACTAACCACAGAGACACACCTATCCTTAATACACTGCATTAAACACAGCACGGAATGATCATAGTTTGTAAGATTTAATCCTGTTTAACTTCAATTAAACCTCTAAACCCCATTATAAAAAATTAATTAAAAAGTCAAGCTGTTGTCGAGGTTTTTTTGGGATTTCTCAAAAATAGTTTTTATATTGGTCTTAGTTAAGTTAAAACAATGACTTAACCGTCTATTAGCCATGACAGTTGGCGGTGTCGGGAGCCATCGTCAACCTTTTTTCAAAGAAATACTGAGAATTTTTGGCTTGAGACAGTATATAATAGTAGAGACGAAATTTTGAATTAGAAAAGAATTCGGTATGGAATCAAAAAGGAATTTTCAAAGACATTATGAAGCTGGTTCAGGTGGTGGGTTTTCCGAATCTTTCCTGCCCCTGAGTCGGCTTCTATCGTTCGGCGGTGTGAAAGCCTCAAACGACTTCTATGGTTCATATAAGCCCAAGCACCTAACGTTAACGGCAATGAACTCCACACACTAAAATAGACAGCATTTGCTTTGCCGCAAGGTAACTCCCGATGTGAGGGTGAAAGGTCTATTTATTTTTTGATGATCACAGTAATCACAGCTTCGCGCTGGTGAGAGGGACGGATTTCCAATCTATGATGGGATCGGTCTTAGAGAGTGGGTCGTTTACCCGTCATAAATTCTGAAATGAATTAAGCGGGTTTTTAGCCAGCTGAATTAAATAAGCTGGTTATTACTGTATCGTGATTTTGGTAACGCTTTGAATAGCGCGATATATGGAAGTCACCTTGTTTTGACTGTCGGTTGGAATCAAGCAAGTTCTTACGATCCCAATATTTGAAAAAACCCAAATGCACGTGATGTCCTTCTACGATTCGGCAGACCCCACCAGATCATATTAACCCACTCTCGAATGTGGAATTTTGCTTGTTCACTAATTAATCTAACTATATATAAGGAAGGTGGGGTTATGGTAAAGTTCACAAGAGTGAGAAAGCGGGACAGAGTGAAAGTTAATAAAAGGTTGACAACTATTAAAGATGGAAACGATGTGCCAAGATTGGTCCACCAATATGAGATGACACATTAAGACAGGACACCAATTAAGATATGGTTGAACTGCTGATGATCATCCACTGATATTTCAATGCAGTGTTAAAAATGGTATTCATCACAATGGTTGAAGAGAAACGTACCAATTAAGATGAAGGTTCTCAAGTCGGTTGTTAAGTTATCGGCGGCTTTCAAGATGATTCCAGGATGATTCATCCACCACCTATTGACACTTGAATGAACATTTAAACTACTGCATTAAAATGATACGGTTCAATCAAAGTCTTGTGAGAATTTCAGATGGTGTGACCTTAGTTGATCAAACAATTAAAAAGTTTCTAATCTTTAATAGTTATGACACCGTGTACATTTTGAGCGATGAAGGAATTCAACTTTTTGAGACGTTGGAAAAACGTAGATATGAACACGGTTTAAGTGATTTCTATTCCCAATCATAAACCGTTAACTAAAACACGAATTTAAGAGGCCGAGTTTTGAGCCTTCACTCCCCCAAGTGAGGGCTTTTTTTATGCCTTATAATTTCTTTAATAAAAATAAGGCACTTCTCCAAATATATTAACAAAATTTAACACTTAATTTGCTCTGTTGTCGGGGAAATATTATGATTTTAGTAGAATAGTTTTTATCTTGTATTAACTTAATTATAAAACAAAGACTTACACGAGATGGCTAATATAGAACGAGAACTTAGAGACGAGTTCGGAACCCTGATAACAGCGGATATGACACCAGAATTAACTTTTGAAGCGCCCGAAATCCGAGAGGAAGATAGTATCCCTGAGAGTGAATTTAAAACGATTCCAGGATTTGAGAACTATGAAGCTTCCATCTTCGGGGAGATCAGGAATAAGAAGTCCGGCAGAATTTTAAGTAGTGTTTTATCAGGCGGGAACGATGATAGTCGATACCCTGCCGTCAGCTTATATAAAGACGGTAACACCACGACTCAGTACGTACATAGACTGGTAGCATTAACCCATATTAACAATCCTGAAAATAAACCACAGGTCAACCACATAGATGGTAATAAAGAGAACAACGATATCTCTAACCTTGAATGGGTAACGGCTCAAGAGAACATTCAACACTCACATGATAATAATCTGAATAATACTGTAAAAGGTGAAGATCACCACGGGGCGAAGTTGAGTTCAAAACAAGTGTTGTTGATTAGAAAACGTCGATCAACTGGTGAGACGTATGGTAGTATCGCTGAAAGCGTCGGGATGGCTCAGAGTACAATTCACGCAATTTGTAGTGGAAAGAGCTGGGGACATCTTTGAGAACCAAAACCATCAGATTGAAATCAACCAAATTGCGAACCTCGCAATCGGTAGATGCGTCCTGCGGATCGCAATCGCCAGTGTTTGAGATCAGGAAGATAAGATCAATCCAAAATAAACATTTAGTGATTATCAGGGCAACAGGGATTAACAAAGAAAAACTAATGGAGAGGATCAATCAATGGAACCAGTAATTTATATCATTTTAGGAGCGAGTTTTATGCACAGCGTCATTACAATCATTCAGACGCTCATCAATGCCGTTTCACGGCCAACCGAAACAATTCATTTAACTAAACACGAAGCAAATGAGTAAATATTCATTCAATGAACTGACACAAATCAAGACAGATATCAACACATTCATCGGAGAACACGAACAGTTGAGTCGTGTCCTGTTATTTAAACTACGGCAGAATTCCAAGAAAATTGATTCTGCTTTAGAACTCATCCAAGAGGATTTTGAATATATGTCTGAGTCACAACAAGAAAAAGCCAGGCAGTACGATCAAGACAAAGTAGATTTGATAAAAAAATACGGCGGTAAGATAGAGCAACGCGGACAGCAGTACGTGATCGCTGAGGACAGCCCACAGCTACCCGATGAGTTTTACGATGAACTTGGAGAGTTGACCGAGGAACACAGAGAGACCCTTGAAGCAATAAAAACACTGAACAAAACCAATAACGAGATAGCTAAAGAAAAGGTCGCTGAGGTAAATTTCAATCAGATTAGTTTGGAGTCTTTCCCTGAGATTTTGGGATCAACGTTCACCGATTCCTTTTTGGAGTTCGTAACTGTAGAATAGAGTCAAGAGAAATAGATGATATCAAGAGAGAAAGCTGGGATAATTCAATTGGCAGAAGCACGGCTTCCAAACCCGTGAGTCCGAGTTCGAGTCTCGGTCCCAGTGCAGTACACTCGTAGGGGAGCGAAAAAGGAAGAACAAACACGGGAGCCGACAATCCGGTCGGTTCCCATTTAAAACAACTAAGAGAGATGAAGAAATATTGGACAGAGAAAGAAGAAAACGCAATCAAAAAGTACATAAGTAGCGATTATAAAAGCCGTGATCGGTTCTACCAACGTAATTTGTACAAACCAATGACGGAACTTGTGAAAGGCGTGATACTCGCACATCAAGTTTTTGGTTACAACAAAACAGGCTACTCAGTAGATGAATTAATTCTACATCTCGTCACTGAACTATGGCAAGTTTTGGAAAGGACACGTACCGAGGGTAAAGGCTATGACCCGGATAAAGGCCGAGCCTTCTCATTTTTCTCGGTCGTATGCAGAAACAAAATTTTCAACTTAAACGACCAGTACTCCAAACGCAACGACCCGATTAAGCGGGATGTGGATTGGACTGAGGATGAAGCCGTACAACACGAGATTGACCAAAGATCATACGAAGCGTGGCAGAACGATCAATCAGATGACAAAGAGAAACAAATGAAATTCACACGCCAATTCAGAGAGTACATACACTCAAATATAACTGACATATTCAAGCTGAGGGACGACCAAGAAATTGTGAAAACCATTATGCGGATTGAAAAAGACCACTATCACCAGCTTAATGAAAGCCATGTCAATATCAAACCCCTGGTCAAAAAACTGTCCGATTTAGACGATGATCTGATCGAGGAGAGGTACGGGAAGGTTAAATATCGGCTTAACGACATATTTAAAGAGCTTCTGAGGGTCTACAAGGATCGGGACGTTATTCAAATGGATGAACAAATCGGGATTTACTCAATAATTAAGTAGTTGACATGAGACATGCGTAAGATCGGAGACGTTAGAAAACAGAACACGAAGCCAGGACGTAATATTAAAACTCTCGCCAAACAGTTTTATCAGTCATCTAAATGGAGAAAGTTCAGGGAAGAGATGCGTAGAATTAAACGGGCAGAACATGAACAAATCGTAATGGACGTGTACGAGTCTAACCCGGATAACAACCCTGATGATTTATGGGGGTTCTTGCACGACGACAAACAGTACCCACTGTCCGAGATGAGCCTCAGAGACGGCATCATTAAACGAGCGAACACATTGGACCACATCGTACCAATCAAAGCTGGTGGCGGAAAGCTCGACCCTGATAATGTCCAGTGGCTAACAGAAAAAGAACACCACATTAAGACTCGACGGGAACAAGAAAAATGGAACAGAACTTGAATACATGAAAACCATCAAACTATCAAATAAGAAGAAAAAATCCAAAACACCTACCCACAAGGAGAAAAAGGTGATACGCAAGAGGTGTACCAAATGTGGTAGTTCAAAACCTTTGGATGAGTTCCATAAAGACAAGAGTAAAAAGCACGGCAGAGATCCAAAATGTAAATCCTGCAAAGCTAAATACTACCAAGAGAACAAAGAACAGATAGCTGAACACTATAACAAGAATTGGAGACCCGTCAAAAGAGTACCAGAATTAACTGGTTTTAACACCAAAACTAACACCAAAACTAACAGGTAAATGACATGGAATTATTAATAAAAACGCTAACAATCATTGGGCTAATCACCACCATCTTTGGGGGTGGAATCGGGGTCTATATTTTAATCACTGCATTCAAAGGAGTATGCAATGGATATAATAAAGTAGAAAAGAAGATCAACCAGTTGAAAGAACTTCAAGATAACCTCAAAAAAAGGAGAAATTAATGGGACGACAACCAAAGGAAGAAAACAGACTTGAAAAGATTGTAGAAGTGGGAACTGAGATTGTGGTGTGGTCGACGTTCATCACGACACTGATCGTAAGCATTATACTACTCACCACAGGTACGTATGAGATGATAACCACAGGTGATATTAAAACACTGACTTATTTTGGCGGTGCTCTGATAAGCCTGATGCTACACCTATTATTGAAACAGTCAATGTAAATCGCGACTCTAACGAGCGCAAACAAATTGCGACTCTTAATGAGCGCATACAAATTGCGACTCTTAATGAGCGCATACAAATTGCGAGGTTCGCAAAATGAAACTATACAACTTTAAAGAGAAAGAATTCAGAGGGTTCTTTGAAAAGATGAATCCGAGACTATTGGTACTAATGGACGTGCTACGGATTCAGACTGGGAAGATAATCATCAGCCCAGCCGAAGGTGCTATCGGAAGGAACTCAGGCAACACCCAACATAACTATAAGAGATATGGTGACATTAGAGCCATAGATATCTTTCCGCAGGTATCCAATAAAAACACTGCCCAAAACTTCATCGACAAAGCTATTGATTTAGGCTTCACAGGCATCGGCGTATATCCCGACTGGGAGTTGTCAAGTGGAGAGAACAGGATTGGATTTCATCTGGACGTACGGTATGATCAAGTTCCAGGCAATCCGGCGCTGTGGTCAGGTGTGGACGTGACGTTCATGAATGATCAAGGTGAGACAGAAACCAAACAGGAATATTTTGATATCGAATATGGACTAAATCAGATAATGTTTAATCAATAAACCAATCGGAGGGATAGAATATGAACCAAGACAAACAAGAATTAATCAAGCAACTTGAGAACTTAATCGCGTACATCGAGGACGATAATGTGGAAGTGACCGATGCTACGTTGAACATCAACATGGGAACGGAGCTAATGGGATACTATTATCAGACCGGCCAAATGGACATCACATTAAACCTGGGTCTCTATAACTTCAAAGTTCGTAAAGCAGGAATTGAAGAATATAATCAAGCAATGGAATGTCATTGAACAGCACAAGGATAAATAAACTCCTTTAATCAAACTGGACGTAAGCTAAATTTTCGGTTAGGTTCAACCATTATGAAAACCATCAAAAGAGCACCAACCTTTTAAACACACTGACAAAAGATGAAGAAATTAATTACTACAGAAAAACGACCAATTAAATTGTGGCTCGATAATATTGAGCAAGGAGCCTTGGATCAAGCCAAGAACCTTGCAAACCTACCGTTCGTCTTTAAACACGTTGCGATCATGCCTGACTCTCACCAGGGTTATGGAATGCCTATCGGTGGTGTGTTGCCAACAAGGGGAGCGATCATTCCTAATGCTGTAGGGGTTGACATCGGATGCGGGATGTGTTCATTACAAACTGACCTTAAATCAATAGAGACCGATAACCTAAAGCGTATCATGGGTATAATCAGACAGAAAGTACCAGTAGGATTTAAACACCATGAAGAGAGACAGAATGAACAATGGATGCCCAACTTAAATGAATCACTACCTATCGTAGAACAGCAGTATGAAAAAGCAATGTACCAAGTCGGGACTCTGGGTGGCGGAAACCACTTCATTGAAATACAAAAAGGTTCTGATGGGTATATTTGGATTATGATACATTCAGGCTCAAGAAACATTGGGTACACCGTAGCAAAGCACTACAACGAAAAAGCCAAAGAGATAAATGAATTGTGGTTTAGTACGGTGCCAAAGGATCTTTCATTCTTTCCTGTTGGCACGGATGAATTTACCAACTATCTGAACGAGATGAACTACTGTATAGAGTTTGCATTAAGTAACAGAAAACTAATGATGGAGCGAGTCAAAAATGCGTTTGTGGAAATCCTGGGTGATGTTAAGTTTTCTAATTTCATCAACAAACCACACAACTTCGCTTCATGGGAGAATCACTTTGGTCAGAATGTGATCGTCCATAGAAAGGGAGCTACGAGAGCGAGGGAAGGGGAATTAGGTATGATTCCAGGCTCTCAAGGCACGAGTTCTTATATTGTGAAAGGAAAGGGCAATACAGAATCATTTGAATCCTGTTCACACGGCGCGGGAAGAAAAATGAGCCGTACCAAAGCCAGAAACACCCTAAGTGTTGAGGACGAGACCAAAAGATTAAATGAGCTTGGTATCTTACACGCGATCCTTTCAAAAAATGATCTGGATGAAGCACCGGGTTCCTATAAGGACATTGAAGAAGTGATGGATTCACAGACTGATTTGATAGAGATAGAGATCGAACTAAAGCCACTCGGAGTGATCAAAGGATGAAAGGGATTCTATATACAATAGACAAAGAGAAAGGTGATGAAGAACGTATCAGTCAATCACGCTTGTATCTAATGTTATCCGTTTTGTTAATGTTTGTTACCATAATCGTAACTTTGGTTACTGATGTCAAATTAGAACGGATCGACCTTGTAACGAATGTATTGTTGTTTATGATTGGCATATTCTCAGGATACAGCCTGACGGGTAAAGGAATGGCGTTAAAAAAGCGATAATCCGGCGCACCCTTTTCCCTTCCCATTAAAACACTGAACCCAACACAGTAAGTAGAAAGAACACTATATATAGATAACAGTATAGTATGTATCATAGTCGTCACGCTACGTTGGAGTGTCTCGCATCTACCGATTGATTAACACAGTGTGTTAACACTGGTATTGGCTAACGCAGTGCGTCAGCGCTGTCGTTGAAGTGTCAAGAAAAGCTTTACAGTTGCCTAATTAATTTAGGTCAAACAGTATGAATACTTAAACATAATGGATTGATCCCCCGTATTCTATAAAGAGTTGGTTTAATAAGTTAGGTTGAAAGGAGTTCTGGCTTAAAAAGTTTTAAGGTAGGGGGTAGTAAATTTTGGGTTTAAAGCGTGTAAGCCTAAATCAGCCCCCCCACAAGATTTTCTTACGACCCCTTTAAACATCGACGGGTCTCCAAACCACAGGGGGGGCATGAATTAGATCAATTTAACCCACTTGTCGTAACCTAAATTATTACAGAACTTGAATACATGAAAACTAAGACCATCAGAGGTCGAGGGGTTGTCTTAACCCCGTACACGTAACGTGAACAAGCCCACCCAGTGAACATGCAACCAACTAAAAACGCAAATAATAGGGCGGGGGGGTCTATTTAATAATAGAGACAAGATTAATTAAAAGGGAGAAATGATGAAATATAAGCAGAAACCAAAAACACCCTCAGTTTTAGACGACACTGGCGCTGATTTTTGGGATACCTATTGTAGGGTCTTTTTAGACCGATCTGATCTACATTCACAATATTTACCCTCGATTGAACTGCTTTGCTTTTTAGAGCAACAGAGAGTCGAGGTACAGGAGACCATCAATGAGAATGGTCTATTTAACGAGTACGACAGTGGCGTAGTCCAACCAAACGGGTCCGACAAACTATTACAGAAGTTTACTAAAGATATCCGTGCTTTGAAATCAGACCTACGGCTAAACCCCACCGAGGAATCATCCAAGCCTAAGAAATCATCGCTATTGGACAGCAAACCGTCCTTTTAATAACTGATTTAAACTAAGAGAGCATGAGTATAGTAGAAACAGGCATAGACGACATTGACTTGTATTGTGATCAGGTACTTAATGAGAAGATTCCGTCCTGTGAATATATCAAGCAAGCAGTTCAGAGGTTTCAGGATGATTTGGACAAGGCAGAAAACGACCCCGATTTTGATTATTACTTTGAACCAAAAGCCTGTGAACATTTCTTCAATTTCGTTGAGGGACATCTAAAACACTTCCAGTCACCATTTGCGGGTGAACCGTTTATTTTAGAACCTTGGCAAAAGTGGTTGACGGGACAATTATTTGGTTGGCTTAAAAAAGAAAAGTTTAACGGTCAGCACATCAGACGTTTTCGTACAGCCAATATTTTCATAGCAAAAAAATCTGGAAAAAGCATTCTCGGAGCTGCAATCGCTTTGTATGCCCTACTCTATGAGGGTGGCGGTACTGAAATCTATGGATTAGCGATGAACCGTAACCATGCTAAAAAGTTGAGCTTCAATACGGCAGTTCAGATGGTCAAAAAAAGTCCCGAGTTACAAGAGTTATTCAAGGTGAATGAATCTATCGCCTCACTTGCGGTGAAATGTCCTGAAACGTCGTCTTTCTTTGAACCCATCGCTTCGAACGCAGATACGATTGACGGTCCGAACCCGAGTATAGTTATAAACGATGAGGTTAAAGACTCTACCGATTTCAAGTTATACGACACCCTGATCGCAGGGATGGTGACTCGCTTGAGTCCACTGGCACTCAATATTAGTTCATCCGGATACCGCACCGATACCGTCGGATACGAACTCTACAAAAATTCAATAGAGATACTGAAAGGAGATATCAAGGATAACACCACTTTGGCGGTTATCTACGGCATTGATAAAGGTGATACAGAAAATTGGGATGATGAGGACGTTTGGCGTAAAGCAAATCCAAATTACGGTGTCAGTATCTTACCCACCTACGTAGAGCAGAGGATAAACGATGGTAAGCGCTCAAATAGGGTGAAGAATGATATTCTGATTAAAAACCTAAACGTGTTTGGTAAGAGTGATGAAGGGTTTATCAACATATCCGACTGGGATAAATGTCGGGATGATATCGAGATGAAGGATTTAAAACATTTACCCGCCATCCTAACCCTTGATTTGGCGAGTAAGCAAGATTTAACCAATGTGAAGCTTACGTTTTATGAGGGTGAAACTTTAGACGATCTGACCCTATACCCATTTGATTATTTCTATGCACCTGAATCAAGACTTTCAAGAGAAAATACCACCGATAAATATTTAGATTCATTAATCGGATGGAACGAATCAGGGGAATTGCTGACCGCTGGTCAGAATACACTGCACCTTAAAACAGTACAAGATAAAATCCTGGAGTTGCACGAAAACTTCAATATCACGCATATTGCTTATGACCCGTGGAATAGTGAGTCATCGGTTCAGCGCTTAAAAGGGACAATCCCCGAGCATAAATTCATCGAGTACACCCAAACTGGATTCAAGAACTGGGATCAGCCTATGCAGACATTTGAATCAATGGTGCTTGACCAGAGAATAGTACATCCCGGTAATGACCTGCTCAGATGGAATATTGAAAATCTGAGAGCAAAAAAGAACGAATATGAAGCTGTCAGACCAACCAAGCAAAATGATTCGGTCAAAATTGACGGCGCTGTGACTTTAATCATGGCTCTTGGAGTTTGGATTTGGACAAGAGAAGAGAAGGATTCATCCGACACACAAAAAGTCAGCCCCTATGTGATAAGGGCATTGCATAAGAAAAAAGAGAGAGGTGATGATCTTACCTCTGCTGAACAACGCCTTTTGGACCGCGAACCGACGAATTTGAGTCCAGTAGCTGAAAGAATATTGAACCAGAAGAAAGAATTTTAACCGTCTCTTGCGAGGTTCGCAATGACAGCCCGAATTAAAAAACCAAAAAAAAATCTCACCAAACTCTATTTAATAATAGAAGAGAACTTTAATTAAGAGAGATAAATATGAGCGTATTTGCGAGAGCCGTAAACAGCACGACGACAGAATATACCGCGAAGGACCCAAAACCCTTTTTGAAACTGTTTGGCGAGAGCACCTCTGGCAAAGCTGTCAATGAAGAGAGTGCCATGACACTTTCAGCGTACTTTGATGGTGTGAATCTTTTGGCTAACCATATCGCTTCTCTACCCTTCTCAGTGATACTAAGAGATGGTACAGGTAATATTGATCATATAGTAGACCACCAATTAAGAGAATTACTTCAATTCGAGCCTAACGGTAAGATGACGGCATTCACTTTCAAGAAGCTGATGACTGTTTGGATGCTCAATTGGGGCAATGCTTTTGCTCTTATCAAACGCGACCGCAATAAAATAACATCTCTGATACCCAAAAAACCGTGGGAAACCAAAATTTTGAGGGACAAAGAAACAGGTGAGATTTTTTACAAGTTTAAAGATGATAAACACAACCATCCTGCAAGAGACGTACTTCATCTGTTTCAGTATAGTTTGGACGGCATAAAAGGACTGTCAATCATTGAAGCTGGTGCAAAGGATAGATTTGGTGGGCATTTAGCCACGGAAGAATATGGAGAGAAATTCTTTAAAAACGACGCTCACATCTCAGGTATCCTTAAAACATCTGATCATTTAGGTAGTGATCCAAATACAATCAATTCAGCCAAGAGTGAAGTCAGAGAAGAATTCGATCAGGTATATGATGGACGATTCCACAATTTAGCTATTCTCGAAGGCAACTGGGACTATGAAAATGTGACCCTCAAAGCTTCTGATGCACAGCTTATAGAGAGAATGAAAATTAGTGTGGCTGACATTGCAAGGTGGCTCCACATTCCAGTCGGGAAATTGAAGCAGACAGATGGAGAGAGTTTTAACTCAAGGGAAGCTCAGTCCATAGAATATACGCAAGACGCCCTAAATCCGAGAATAGAAATATGGCAACAGGAATGCAGACGCAAATTACTACTTGAAAGAGAAAAGCGTAGTGGACATGAAATTCAGATAAATAGTAAAGACTTAATGCGGTCCAACCTTAGAGACTTGGGCGATTTCTTATCGCAGATGGTTGATAGATCAATTTTCACGCCCAATCAGGCATTGAAATTTGTGGGTGAGGACACATTTGAAGATGGCGACATTCATCTGATGCAAAGGAATATGCAAGTTTTGGAAGAAAGAAACGATAATCAAGATAATTAACACAAGAGAGAGAAATGAATTTTTTGAATATTGAGACAAAGGACAACACTGCTAATATCACAATAGATGGTATCATCGGCGATCCGTTTGACGGTAGCACTAAGCAGGGAATGAAAAACGACTTACAAGAGATCAACGACCTCGATGTGGACGAGATTATCGTCAACATCTCAACCCCCGGTGGCTCAGTTGACCACGCGCTTGCAATCCATGACATGCTTGCGTCCCATCCTGCTGAGGTGGAGACAAGGGTAACGGGTATGACTGCCAGTGCGGGTACAATAATTGCACAAGCGGGTAATACAAGAAAAATGAGTGATAACGCAATGTATCTGATCCACCAAGCACGGATCGTCATGTTGGTGTCGTCTAACAAGATGGAGGAAATTCAAGAAACACTCGGTAAAATAGACAATCGTATAGCACGGATTTATGCTAAACGGTCTGAAAGAGATACCGAGGATTTTTTAGAACTGATGTCCCAAAAACATGGTGATGGGACTTGGCTCAGTGCAGAGGAAGCTCTTGAACACGGACTTATTGACGAGATCACGGAACCGCTTGAGGTTGTAAACTACAGTGATAAATTCTTCAACAAGTACGATCTCCCAAAACCGGATTGTAATACAGAGGACGACGATTTCGACCCGCAGGGCGTATCTACCGATTGCGACTCTGATTGCGAGGTTCGTAATTCCCTAACCGACAAGATTGAAGTGGGCATCACACTCTCAGCAGACCTTGAGGATAAACTTGACGAACTGACCCAAACCCTAAACGGTGAGAATATGGTAGTCAGTAAAGTGAATGAAGGGCCGATAGATAACGATACCGAAGTCAATCACAACACAATCAGAGAGCGAGAAATTGAACTCCTGAAAATAAAATCAAAGAAATAACTCAAATAATTTTTGTCACAGAGTATATACAAGTAGGAAAGACATTTAACAACTAAGAACTAAAACAAGAGAGATCAATGGACAAATTGAAAGCCATAAGAGAGGCACGAAATGAAGCTGTCAACAAGCTCGAAGAAATTCACAATGAGTATGAGGGCAAGGAACTCCCTGCCGATGTGAAAGCTCAGTGGAATGATGCTAAAAAAGACTTTGAAAAGAATGAAACCATCCTGAACAGGGAAAGTTTCCTCGAAGATATGAAAGCTCAAAAAGCTGACCGAAATACTGAGGACGGCGAAGCAAAAGAACTGAGAAATCAGTTTTCTTATAAGGAAGCAATCGCTTATGCAGTTAATCCAAATTTGGTAGCGAAAGAAAAGCGTGGATTTTATAATGAACTTAACCAAGAAGCTCAGACAGAAGCTCAAAGCTCTGGCGTTACTTTGCAAGGTGGCGGAGTCGTAATCCCCAACAAAGTGATGAACGCCGTAACTTCCAGTTCAGATTTCACCGAAACCTCGCTTCAATCCAATTTCATCGAGAAGCTTAACGAGCGCACACAAATGATTCAGCTTGGTGCTGATATGCTTGATGGACTGACTGGTAACTTGAAGTGGTCCAAAGAAGGCACACAACCCGCTTTCGTTTGGGAAGGTGAGAACGACCTTAACCAAGAATCTGACCCAACCTTTTCAAGTGTTGTACTCAGTCCAAAACGTGGTGGTACTTTTGTTGAAGTTTCTAACCAAGCACTACGACAGACTTCACCGTCTATTGACCAGAGAATTGAACGACAATTGGTTGGGGCCGTATCAAGAGGACTTGAAAGCACTGCTGTAATACAGTCTAATGCAAATGCCCCAACGGGTATCATGGACTTGGACCGTGATATTTCAGGCGCTGATGGCGATGCCCTTACAAGGGATACATTTGTTGATCTTGAAACAGAAGTTGCAGTTGGCAACGCTGATCTTGGTAATCTTGCTTATTACACCAACGCACAAGTTCGTGGAGCAGGTAAGAAAACTCCAATCGCTTCTGGTAGTGACTTCTTCGTTATTGGAAATGACGGACAAGCAAACGGATATCCTGTTGCAGTAAGTAACCTGATGCCAGCTGACCTGGTGAAAGGTGCAGGCGATCCCCTTTCTGGATTGATCTTCGGTAACTTTGAAGATGTGATCTTTGGAATGTGGGGCGGAATTGAGATACTCTCAGACCCTTACACCAAAGCAACTAACGGCATGACTCGATTGGTACTGAACGTCTACAGTGACGTGAAGATCGTGAGAGACGAAAGCTTTGCTTTTGCTCACGTCGACTTAGCATAAAATAACATAATATCATCAAGAGAGAGAGGGACAAACTTCTCCCGCTGGGGGCTTCCGAGAGGGAGTCCCTTTTTTTATTTATAACCAAGAGGACACCATGAGCTTATACCATAACAACCGGGATATACAACTAACAAGTGGCGTATCCACACAGATATCAACGTCTTTACTTCAAGAGGTGAAGGATTTTCTGCGCGAAGATCGTGATGTAGAGGACGGAGTTATTGAGACTCTCATCAAAACAGCGATCACGAACTTAGAAGCTCGGACAGGCAATGTTTTAAGACTGACTGATTTCACACTTCATGTAAGCCAGTTCAGTGATATTAAACTGCCCAAAAAACCCATAGTGGATGGTTCAGTGGTTGTGAAATACGATGATAAGGACGCAGTAGAGCAGACATTAGATACAAGCTTATTTAATGTTTACACCCAAGAGTCACCTGCATCAGTTGAGTTTGAGAATGATCTTCCAAGTGTATCTGATACAAAGTACCCAGTACGGCTCGAATTTCAAGCAGGATACAACGAGTTGCCCGATCACTGGAAAACTGCCGTTAAGATGGTTGTTTTAACACTACACCGCAGAAGGATTCCGGAGAACGACGGTGAGAACCTGGGCATATTTGATTTGAGACTGATCAAAGATATCATTGATGTTAACACTATAGGCAGGTTCAAATAATGCAAACATCAGACTTAGACGAGCGCATTGAAATTCAAGAGACGGTTACCACAAAACAATCAAACGGCGAGGTTATAAAGTCCGATCAGGTTGTTCACAGCCTATGGTCTAAGACAGTACCATTAAGAGGGGGCGAATCACAAGAGGGAGATAAAACCACATATAAACAAAAATATCGGTTCATCACTCGGTATGTAACTGGTATCACTACAAAACACACTGTTAAATGGAACGGGTTGGTGTATGACATCAAGGCGGTGAATCCATACCACAAAGCACCGAGAAATGAATTTATCGCGATTGAAGCGGAAACAATTATTTAAGGAATTAAGAGGGAACAATGAGTGACGATCAAAGAATTTATGAAATTTTAGAAGAACAAAGCCAAAGATTAGAACGGATTGAAAACGGATTGTTCGGTGATCAAGAGATGGGAAACATCGGATTCGTGGAACGTTTTTTAACGACTGAAACAAATGTTGAAAACAACACCAAAGCCATCACAAAAGCTCGAATCTATGTGAGTGTAATTGCGATACTCGCAAGCGCGGGATTCAACACATTGGTTCTCGTGATGAGGGTATTTTTTAATTAACCAAATGAGAGATAATTATGAAACAAGTTTTGATTAAAGAAAGATACAAACATTTCATCCCTAACACACACTGCACCGTATCAGACGAACGCGCGGTTGAGTTATTTGAAGCTGATGTTGCAGAGGTTTACGTAACTGAAAAGGATGTCAGTACCAATTCTCAAGAGCGGTCTACCGACTACACTGCTAAAGAAGCTATCGGGAAAATGGAAGATATGAGCTATGGTGAGATAGTTGATTTTGTGGCTGAGGATGAACAGAGAAAAACCGTACTGAATGCGGTAGAATCGTAAATCACAGATTAGCGGTCTTAGAATAATGAGTCGATCAGCGTTTGACGTATCGGTACAGCCCAATCAAAAAGAGATTACTGAGGCTGTCAAAGCCCTGCGAGAGATGGGTGAGAGCCTACCCGACAGGTGGCTCAAACAGACGCTACGTCGAAACGCCAAACCAATTGAACAACATGCCCGCGCTAATTCACCTTCTAAGAGGTTAGTCCCGATGATAAGTCGGACAGTAGCTAAAAAGCGGGTAGGTCCGACACCCGGTGTTCTCGTCGGAGTCATTAAGAACGACACCGACATCTTTCCAAAATTCAGTGCGCAAGCATTGGCATCTGTATTAGAGCACGGCACTCCGGAGAGGTTCCGTAAGACAAGAAGTATCGGGCTTATTACAGGTAAGGTAAGCACAGGTAAGGTTAACCCCATGCCGTTCCTTAGACCAGCCTATGATCTCAATATCAGGGGTGTTATAACAAAAACGGAAGAAAGTATAACTAAAAAAGTAATGAAGGAAGCCTAATGAAAGACCAAGCAATTTTTGAGATAATTTCAAATAACACTGACATCTCCAATATAGTCTCAGATAATATATCCCCTGTTCAAAGACCACAGGATTCGGCCGTACCTGCTATGGTTTATCGCAGAGTATTCAGCACACGGGAATACTCGGATGATGGCGAAATTGAGTTGATTGATCAGAGCTATGATCTATTCGCATACGCAGAAACCTACAGCGAATTGGAATCATTAATATCTGCAATAGAAACCCTTAGTGGTACTAAAGGAACGTTTGCAGGAGAACAGCTTGAGTATATCACGGTCGAGGAGATTGGAGACGATGACTACCTCGAAGATTCTGAAATATACACAGGCAGGATGGAGCTAAAATTCACGTTCCGTAATTAACCCCTCTCTCCTTTTTAACAGCCACACTCTAACCTAACCCCCGAAGCCTTCATTCAAAGTGAGGGCTTTTTTTGTTTAAAAACGGAAAAAAATGTTGCTGGACTCTATTTAATAGTAGAGACAAGAGATTTAACGACAACTAAACAAGAGAGATATACTATGGCAGTACGCAAAGGAAGAGAACTCACCGTGAAATTTGAGACCGCTAAGATTGGTAAAATCTTGAGCGCTTCACTGAACGTCGATGGAAACACCATTGATATCAGCAACGATGACAGTGGCGACTGGGAAGAATTCCTCGCAGGGCGAAAGAACTGGACGATGAGCATTTCAGTAATTGCAGATGAAGAAGATGTAGCACAAAGCGATGTCATCTCGCAACTGCTTACAGGAGACCAAAAAGGTATTGTTGACTTCGGTCCTGATACCCCGGAAACGGACGATGTTATCTACAGTGGTACAGCCCTGATAACCAATTTCACACTCGATAAGAGTGGCTCAGATGAGCGCGTTGAATCGAGCTTTGAAGTCCAAGGTTCAGGCGAGCTTACACGTTCAGTAACAGTATAAACTGACTCCGCAGAAGCAGAGTCGTTTGACACTAACTAACGGGGGCGATTAAGCCCCCACTTTAAACTAACAAGGGAGAAAATTATGACACACTTTATTGAAATCAAAGACAAAGAATACCCATTTAGATTTGGGATGAGAGCTGTATTCAATCTAATGAACTCTAATGATGTTGAATTCGTGGATGATGTTAGAGTCGATATGGACTACGACACCATGTTGCAACTGTTTGAAGATGCCAGTAGAACAGGTGTGAAAAGAGAAGGCGGTGAAAAGCTAACTGCTGACCAAATTGAAGAAGCGATAGATGACGACCCAGCTTTATTCATGCGACTGCAAAAAGTATTTCAGGATTCTAAAGTGATTCAGAAGTTCAATGAGCAGAACGCAGAGGAATCTGACGAAAAAAAGTAGATAAAACTCCAGAAAAGCTCACTCAGGAAAAAATCCTGGGATGGGCGTTTGGGGTGCTGGGTTTAGGACTTGAGGACTTTTACGATATGACGGTGAAAGAGTTCTTTAGCTCTCTGAACGGTCGATTCGAGCATGAGAAGGATTTATATGAAGTCAACCGACGGTTACTATTCGAAGCCGTAAGATTTAACGCCTCGGGAGTAGCAGGTTCAATGAGCAGGGAGCAAGCGGAAGCGATATCTAAGCATAGATTCGATTGGGAGAAGGGATACACAGGAAATTCAAGAGAACCGATCAGTTACGACAGTTTCAAACGTGTACTGGACGGCATAAGTAGAGAGGAAAAATAATGGCAGATATATCTAAATACTGTTCTAAATGTGGTGAGTTAAAACCTCTAAATGAGTATGTACAATGTACATTAAAAGTTATAGAGAGGATATAGTATGAGTGAACGACGCGTCACGTTCTTGATCTCGGCAAACGCCAAGCAACTTGAGACCACATTAAATAGCACCCAAAAACGACTGAAATCATTTAGTCGTGGTGCCCGTCGAATAGGTTTTAACCTGCAAAGAAATATCACCATTCCATTGGGTATTATTGCTGGTACAGCGCTTAAAACCGCCGCCGACTTTGAAACTCTCAGATTATCAATGGAAACACTCAATGGTAGCGCTGAGGAAGGTGTGAGGGTGTTTGAACAACTCAGAGAGTTTGCGGCCGGAACCCCATTTCGTTTGCAAGATTTAGCACAGGCACAAAACACCCTACAGGGATTTGGACTTACCGCTGATGAAGCGTTTGAATCACTGCAACAGCTTGGAGATGTATCTGCCATAACAGGTTCCAATATATCTGAAATGGCTCGAATATTTGGAGAAGCCTCGGCAGAGGGTAAATTATTAACAAGGGATTTAAGACAGATAATTAATCGCGCCCCCGCCCTCTTTTCTGTTTTAAAAAATGAACTTGAAAGTACAGGTGAATCCATTTTTGATTTAGCTGAACAAGGCAGAGTTAGTTTTGGTGATCTTCAAAGAGTATTGAGAGAAACCACTTCCGAGGGTGGGAGATTTTTTGAAGGTACTGAAAAGCAAGCAAAAAGTCTGGCAGGTCTGTGGAGTACTCTACGTGATTCAGTTAATGATGCTTTAGCTGAAATCGGTAATGAACTTGATAAAACATTTGATATTAAGGGTGTTATTGATTCTGTCACAGAGCAAATTATTATTCTAATAAAGTGGTTTAGTAAACTCGAAGATTCAACCAAATCATTAGTATTTGAAATTGGTTTAATTGCCGTCTTGCTCGGCCCACTACTTAAAACTGTTTCAGCAATCGCAAACGTTTTATCAAGTTTAGTTGGCGTGCTTGGTAAAATTACCACAGCGGTTGTAACTTTTGCAGTTGGTTTAAAAAAAGCAGGTGGAACGTTACGTGCAACCTTCGAGATCATTAAGTTCGGTGGTGGTCTATTACGTGGATTGAAAGACCTTTTACTTATAAAAGTAGGAAAGGGGGCGTTTATTGGTGGGTTGATTTTACTTGGAAAAACAATTTTTGATATAGTTGCGGAAACGAGTAGAGTTAAAAATTTTAACGATGAACTTGAGCGGTTATTAAACGCTGACTTTAATAGTGAAAAAGTTGGAGAAAAAGTTGCGAGTCTCGCAAGACAAATAACCGACATTTCTACTCAAATTCAAAAGTTAAGACGAAACAGAAGGGATTTTAACAGAGAAGCCACCGACGCCCGGATTGATGAACTACTTGAGGAAATAAACACACTTGTTAAGTTAAGAGATCAAATAATTGAAACAGCAAGAGTGGAAAATAAACTCAGCGGTCTGGATGATCTTTCCGACCTCGACCTTACCGGGGCAGTTAATGAAGGCACGAGTATGGCAGAGGCACTTGATAGAATGTCTATCGACGCTTTTAAAAGCGCTAACAACACCAAGTTTTTAAGTAAAGCTGTCAACAATCTTAAATCTGATCTTGAAGATACAAAAGACGTTATAGATAACTTTACCCTTGATCTCTCAAACAACGACGATGACATACCGGGATTAACTTTCGATTTCTCAAAAATTGAAAAACTGGCACCATCAGGTTCAATAAAAGCCTTAGAAAACAGAGCACAATCTATACGGGAAAAACTCAGGTTATCAACCAACGCCGAACAACAAGAGAGATTTCGCACTGAATTGGCTCGAATCGCAAAAGAGATTGAAAAGATAAGAAATGGTGTAGGTGGTGAAGGCGGGCTGTCCGATACCATGGTAGTTCTGCAAGACATCACTACCCAATTCACAAACTCATTTGGGCAAGGCTTAGCCAACGTGATCGTACAAGGTGAACGCCTAATGGAAATTCTAAACAATATAGGCAAGTTACTACTATCCAGCATAATCCAAAAAGGCATTAGCATCCTCTTAACTGGTAGTAGTGGTACAGGTGGGATATTCGGTGAGATATTTGGTTTTAAAGATGGTGGAGTTGTAGGCTTTGCGAACGGTGGTGTCGTTCCTGGTGGTTTCCCAAATGATAGCTTTCCTGCGTTGTTAAGTTCAGGTGAGACTGTGATACCAAGTGACACGCCTGTACCAAGAGAGGGTGTTCCGTTTGGTCCAAGTGGGGATGAACTTGAAAGGGCATTCACGAGAGCACTGAGCAAAGCAAAACTTAAAGTAAGAGGTAGTGACATCATTTTGGCAACCAATAATGCCAGATCAGGCAGTCTGAGATAACTACCAATTTTATAATTTCGAAGGAATAGGAATTAAGAGAGATACGATATGCACGGATTAAAATACGAACTGAAACATAAAGTCAGGGATGGTGATCAAGTTAACACCTACACCATTCAAATACTGAAAAAGAATTGGTCTGGTGGCGTTACTCCCATCAAAGCATCTAAATCCGAGGGAGTTTTCAGACATAATATTGAAAAACTCGATCCTCGTGAACCTTTTGCAAATCCACTACAAAAAGGGTCTATTGAATTGTTTATGTTAATCAAACAAGACAATAGTATAGGGTATGACGGGAGAGCGATTATTGATGAAATTTTAGATGGTAAGGAAAACGATTTTCAAGTCAGATATTTTATCAATGGCACCGAAAAATGGAGAGGATGGATACTGCCTGATCTAATGGAGTGGTTGGGTGGTCAAGAGTTATTTACCACAACTATCCAAGCCAAAGATTTAACCGTGTTGGAGACTGTAGACTTTGGTATTCAACCCAAAAATACACATAACCCAATAATTCAAATTATAGCAAAATGTTTGCTTCAAACAGGCCTTGATTTACCCATTCGCACGTTTACCAATATTACCGCAGATTCAATTGCGACCGATATTGATGAATCAGACGACTTTCTTAATCAATTCTATCACGATGAGTTTAGGTTCCGTCAATTTGGAAGTAATAATGATCCTGACGAACCGATCAGTTGTTTTGATGTGCTTACATTTATTTGTGAAAAATACAATCTGGTTCTCAGGCAAGCGGGTGGAAAATGGATCATCGAGCAACTGCCTGCTGTAGCGAAGGGCGATGCTATCCAGTATGACTATAATAAAAGCGGTAGTCCGTTACCACCTCAAGATGATGAAAGGGTATTTACCATTGATAGATCCACGGTTTTTGACCTACCAAATTCATTAAATTCAATCGCCCAGGCAGTTAAGAAGATTGTCCATACCTACAATCACCAATCAGAAATATCCGATTTTTCATTACCCAATTCAATTGTACACAATAAACCTGCTGATGGTGAACCTGATCCGGAGACTATTTTTAAAACTGAAATTAAACAAGACGGTGATGTAAGAGTTAATCTTACAGGTCAAGCAATCAGAGCAGAGATCCCGTTTGATGTTTTAGGTACTCAGACCGTAAATGCGTTTATCCAAATTAGAGTTGAGGGTGAGGGTGGTACAAGAGTTTATAGTCGCTCCGAGTCCCAGTGGGTCTCTGAAACAGGCACGCAAGAAGATGATATTAATTTCACCTTCAATGGCAAAGGATCTTTTCTAACTTCTGTCCCAATCAACTTAAGAACAACACCTATACCATCTGTACTTGGTGAATCGACCATAAAAATCATTTTCAAATGGGGTGATGTGACAAAGACAGAATTAATTGAACTCTCATTTGATGGATTTGAAGCACGACTATTCACCAATGATGGAATTGAGACATCCCGCCGTGTGGATTTTGAATACACACAGCAAGGTAATTTCAGTGTTATTGATGAAATGGGAGTCAGTCCAATCGGACAAGGTGTGTCTCAATTTGCGAGAGGTGCGGTAAAGGCTTCTGTAAATGGTGAGATTGACATTATTGAGGACATATTCAGAGTTCGGGGTGATATAGAGTTTCTACGACTTGAGGAAATTTTGATGCGAGAGCGTATGAACATGCAACGCACTTACGTCCGCAGTTCTGAATTTAATCTCAAGGGTGCTTACGACTTATCAAAATTAATCTCTATCAATAACCGTCAGTGGATTGCACTTGGAACTGAATTTGAGGCATCTGAGAGTGAACACAGAATATCCATTTTAGAACTGGATTATACACCTGCTGAGTTTGATGATGTTTTTGAAATTAAGGTTGAATCAGGCAGTAATCCAATAGGAGCTACAGATGGTGGTGTGAAAGAGATAGTACCGCCCCCAAATATTTCAAATATAAACATAAGCGTAACTCAACACGAGAGCATCAAAATTTCATGGAACCAGATAAACGACCCTGATTTTGATGAATATATAATTGAAGAACAAATTGATACGGATGGATGGGTTCCGTTGATCAAAACAACAAAACCTGTATTTGTCAGAAATGTTGCTGATCAAGAATTTATAGATCAGAATCAAAATTCACTAAATTTTACATTCAGAATAAAAGGTGTTAAAAAAGACGGTATTCAATCTGAGGAATGGAGTGAAAGCCCAACTGTTACAATTGAGAGATTACCAGCACCACCTGACATCAGCGCTCTTAGTGTTACAAGGGTTAATACAGACGATTCTTCAAATAGACATTTTGAAGTCTTTTGGGATGATATAACGACACACCCGATAAGGGAATTTGTTATTGAAAAGAAAAAAGATCAACCAGCAGATTCAGATTGGTTTGTACATAAAAGTATCCCGGGTAATAGTTTTGTTGATTCAATTTCTGAGGATGAGATTGACGCCTTTGGTAATATCACAGTTTTTTACAGAGTGAAAGCTATTGATATAAACGGGAACATCTCCCCTAATTGGATCGAAGATAGTATTACCTTTAGCACCGTTGATAATTTTGGATTTACCAATAAGGCTTCATTACAAGGCACAACTAATCAAATAAATGTACAAACTGAAAACGGGGCAGTACTTGATGATGACATCACTCTTTCCCTACCCCAATCTATAAGTCCGTCTGACATTGTGGAATTCGCAGGCGTAAACATAGGCACTGACCCCGTATGGCACGCAGGTAATTTTGACCCTGCCAATAAAATTAATGTGGGTGATCCTATAACAGACAATCAATTAAGCTCCAACGTACCACTTAAAAACCAAAGTAATACGTTTTCCGGAACCCAGACATTCGACAATGGCGTTGACACTGTTGTAAGGGTACTTAGTGATGATACCGGAG